GTTTCTGACACAAGGTGCCCGCACATCCACGTGGCGTGCCAGCGATCCCACCTAAGTGAAATCCTAGCACAGCATTACCCTTGCCTTCTGACAATAGTACTGCTCCACATAAACCTGCAAATGTGTCCATAGACAATTTTGTGTATTCGATACCCATGAATTGTTGGGCACCATTGTTGGTAAGTTTTGGGATACCAGCCCCATAAGCCTGAATCAAACCTCCTTCTTTAGACCTCCACATCATTTTGAATGCGAGTTTATTAAGAGGTCCCGTTGGAAAATACTTGACTAAATCTCGGAATGTACCACCACAAGGGCAATAACAAATTCGTAAATCTGTATCAGGTATGAGATATGAAGCACTAACGTGCAACAATGTCTCAAATTTTCCTCCAGTTTTATCTGGCTCTGATCGTCGTGCTGTTATCTTGAGAGCATCTACTCCATCAAAATAATGATTAGGCACAACGACGATGTTGGAACGTAAGAAAAGCATATTGGCCATCAAGATATTAGTACCATTATCCACTGATAAATATCGCAAGTTCTTATCAATAATGGAGGATAATCCATCCATGTCAATATCTCGCGAAAATTCACTAAGTGGCAACGGTCTAAAAGTGACAGGGGTCCAAACATCAACTTCAGAGTCACGCTGTTTAATATCAGCTTCATTCTTCGGTTCAAGTGATCCATGTTCTTGTTGTAAACTCTTCCATCCTTTATAAATCTTGGACAGAATGTACAATGAGGCTAAGCCCACAGATGTGTAGCAAATAGCCTTGGCATATTTATCCCTTGCACTACGAATAATGAGAGGGAGTGAGTCATTACGCTCTTTAAGTTCATCAATAAGAATCTTTTTTGTTAGACTCTTTTTAAAAATGGAACAATATACATAAATAAAAATATACAATAATATACATAAATAAATATTAACAAATCCGATAGTTGCTACCAGAGTATAAATAGTCCAATAAAAGCGACTACTCTGCTTTTCAACTTCATCACGGTAATACCAGTTAACAAATTCGACAAAATGCTTGTTTTCCAAATATTCGCTTGGTACTAAACAAAGCCAATCCCAACGATCTAGGAATTGGGTAGTCTTATTGTATAATGCATTGGTGGCAGCTTGTTCAACTCTATTTAATAAAGTGTCACTATCTGTCTTGATACGTCGAGTAAACATACGTTGGATGCGTTTGGCAGTTAGAGCTGTTTGTAGACCAAAATGCTGTTCAAATTCAACATGATGGGGACAACATCCCTTAATTTGCTTGCAACCATCAACTCCACAAATAGTGAGGTTGTGCTGTCTATCTCGCATACCATCAACAACGCAAAATTGGTTATCGCGGTGAGCATGGAAAATATCGATGGTATACTGTATGGCTTCCAAAGCCGATACATCAATCATCTTCTTCCCATTGTG